TTGGCCGACAACTTCTACCCTGAGCGCTCCGACTTCACCCATGAGCACAATGTGGGCGAAGAGATCGCAGATAACCTGTTGAGCTCCTATCCTGTGATGATGCGTCGTGACTTGGGTAATGCTATCGGGTCGATGCTGCGTGACGGTGAGTGGTTCAACATTAACATCGACGGTGACGCTGATCACATGGGCAAAGCATGGCTTGAGTGGGCCACCAAACGTCAACGTCGCTTCATGTATCACCAGTCAACCAACTTTGTACGTGCAACTCGTCAGGGCGACCACGACTACTCAACATTCGGTCAGTTGGTCATGAGTGTCGAGCCGAACCGTCGTTATGACGGTATGTTGTTCCGCACGTGGCACCTACGCGACTGCTGTTGGTGGGAGGATGAGACCGGCACTGTGTGTGGTGTGGCTCGTAAGTGGAAGCCTACGCTTCATCAATTGATCAGCTATTTCGGCAAAGAAAAGCTGCATACCAACATGCTCAAAGAGGTTCATAAGAATCAGCTCACCGAACATGACATCCGTCACATCCAGATCCCGATGGATCAGTACGGTGAGGATAACCCCCGCAGGTATGCGATGATCTTCATTGACGTGAAGAACAAGCACATCATCGAGGAAGTCTTCACTGACCGCAAGATGTACGCGGTGCCTCGATTCCAGACAGTATCCGGCAGTGCTTACGCCTACAGCCCTGCTGCCATCACCGCCCTGCCCGACGCCCGCATGATCCAGGCGATGACGCACACGCTGATGGAGGCCGGCGAGCGCTATGCACGTCCGCCGATGATCGCCCAGGGTGGCAAGATCATCCAGTCTGCTGTTGACCTGAGCAGCGATGGCATCACCTACCTCGACCCCGAGTACGATGAGCGTATGGGTCAAGGTCTGCGTCCACTGGTGCAGGATCGCGGTGGATTCCCGATTGGCCTTGAATTACGTGATAGCGTGGTCGAGATCCTGGCTAGCGCGTGGTACGTCAACAAGCTGGCATTGCCTGAGGTTACCCGTGAGATGACCGCATACGAGGTTCAGGAACGTATGAAGCAGTATCGCCGCGAGAACCTGCCTCTGTTCGCACCGATCGAGTACGAATATAACGGCCAGATGTGTGAGATGGCTTTCGATCTCGGCATGGAGATGGGCATGTTCGGCTCACCGGCTGATATCCCTGAGTCATTGCAGGAAAAAGATGTGATCTTCAAGTTCGAGTCACCGTTGACCGAATCCGAAGAAGAGAAGAAAATGCAGCGGTATCGTCAGGTTGCTGATGCTATCGCGGTGGTCGCTGAGCAAGACCCAGGCGTCCGCCACAACCTGAATTTCGACGAAGCGTTCCGCGATGCGGTCCAAGGCGTAGGGGCACCAGAGAAGTGGCTCACATCAATGGACCAAGTGATTGCGATGCGTCAGGCAGACCAAGAGGCTATGATGAATGCACAACAGCAAGGATGATCCCTTCTATTGTCTCCCTTTGACGAAGGAAGAACACTCGGCTCTCAAGTGTCTGCAGCGTGGGGAAGCAACTCCCGGACAGCAGCACATGGCGCTGAGTGCGATAGTTAACAAGCTGAGTAGAGCCCACGACATCTTGTTGATCCCTGGCAATCCTGAGGGCACAGGTGTCCTCAACGGCAGAGCCTTTGTCGGCATGAAGATTTTACGCTACTTAAACGTGCCGATCGGCGCACATATCAACGAAGAAGAGGTAAATAACCAGTGAACACTTTCAAATTATACGGGCGAACATTCCGCGAAGAAGCCGGCGATGATGGTGGTGAAGCCGGTGGTGGATCAGCCGATACCGGCGATGAGACTGTAACCAATCCATTCTCATCCCTACCTGATACATGGCGTACCGATCTGGTTACGGCTGCAGGTATTGAAGGCGATGACGCCACAGCACTCACCAATCAACTCGAACGTGTGACCGACCTCGGTGGTTTGCTGGGTAACTACAAGTCTATGCAGGAGAAGATCCGTAGCGGTGAGATCTCCAGCGGTCTGCCAGAGAACCCGACCGAAGAGCAGTTGACCGCGTGGCGTGAAGCCAACAACGTACCGCTCGAAGCCACCGGTTACAGCTTGGAAGGCATTGAGTTCAGTGATGACCAGAAGGAAATCTTCAGCGCTGTCATGGAAGCATCGCATGGCCAGAACATCAGCCAGGATGCCCTACAGGCACAGATCAGCACCTTCATGAGTGCCCAGGAGAAGATCGTTGAACGTCAGCAACAGCAGGACAGCATCGACGCCCAGCAAGCCGCAGCTACACTGAAGGAAGCATGGGGCGGTGATTACCAGACCAACATCAACATGGTCGACGCATTATTGGCCCGGTTACCTGAGGATGCGCGTGAAAGCCTCAAGGGTGCTCGTCTCGCTGATGGTCGTGGTGTGATGAACAGTCCTGAGCTTTTGGAGTTCTTCGCACAGCAGGCGCGTGAGATCATGCCGGGTGCCACAGTCGTTCCCGGCGCTGAGAACCAGGTCACCGCCATCGCCGATGAGATCAAGCAGATCCAGCAGACTATGGTGGACGATCCGGATAAATACTGGAAAGACCCAGCCATGCAGGACCGACTGGAGAAGCTGCTTGAAGCACAGGAGCGTATGGGGTGAGACGCAGACTATACCTGTGGTTATTGACTGACTCAGGGTTAGCCAAGCGGGATAAGAAGGGAGTGTTCCCTCGGTGGTGCCATTTCATCTATTATTTATTGTTCCCGTGCGAATTATGTAAATCGGACGAATTGGCGGATGAGATTGAATATGCTAAGGAGCGTATGAGATGAGCGTTTACTATGGTTACCGTCGTAGGTTCTACGAGAGGATTGCTCAAACGGTTAATCGTCCTAATGGATACCATCTCCCAGCGTGGGTTCACGGGCTCCACTGGATTTTATTCCCCCTGTGGTCAATCAAATGTTATGTTGCTGACCATACAGATGGTTATCGACCACGGGCGAATTGCTGGGAGATCCACGGCGTTAGAATCAGTAACTCATTTTTCCAACTGTTGAGCGAAGGTCATCGTTACGAAGTCGTAAAAGATAATCGAGGAAACCTTGCCTTTCGACAGTTGAAAAGTTAATATATTCATCTCCCTCATAGAGACCTCCTGTTCGCCCCTCAAATTATCGAGGGGTTTTTTTTTCTTGACAATAGTGGCCGCGTCTGGTCTGACCCGCTAATATCGCTCATGTAACGACCGATGGAGTAGACCCCATAGCGTTGACGATGCGACCCCGAACACCACGGCTTCTCGCGTGACCCAACCGATGGCTTCTCGAAACAAACGGCAGAAAACTTTTTTCAACCCATAACGGAGAACTACGATGAGCGATACAGCTTTTCAACGTAAGTACCGCATGGAAACCATTGCCGGTTTCGAGAAGAGTATGGCGCTTTCCCGTCATACTGTAGTAACCGAAGTCGACATCAATGGTAATGAAGCAACTTTCCTGGTTGCTGATTCCGGCAGTGCTACAGCAGTGACTCGCGGCGTGAATGGCGACATTCCTACCCGTCCTGATAACCTGAACCAATATACCGCCACCTTGCAAGAATGGCATGACGTTCCTGAACGCACGAATTTCAATATTTATGCGTCACAAGGTAACGGTCGCCAGATCATGCAGCGTACCGCGATGGCTGTTATCAATCGTAAGATTGACGACGATATCCGCAGTGCACTGAGCGGTGGTACTCAAACCCTCACCATGACCCAAACTTCCGCCGCGACTTTCCTGGCCGATGTGTTGGATATCGGTGTGACCCTGGCCGAGAACAACGCTGCAGATGAAGAACTGTTCGCACTGATCTCTCCTGCGTTCCACGCTAACCTGATGACCCTGGATCAATTCTCCAGTGCCGACTACGTTAAAGCCGTAGGTTTCGAGCGCACTCAGAAGTCCAAGGCTTTCAACTGGAACGGCATCAACTGGATCGTTGACAGTGGCCTGTCTGGTGTGGGTGCATCTTCAACTTGCTACGTCTACAACAAGAACGCTGTTGGTCATGCTTGTGATACACAGAACATTCAGACTCGCGTTGGTTACGACGACAAGAACCATAAGTCCTGGGCCCGTTGCTCAGTATTCATGGGTAGCAAGCTTCTGCAAAACTCTGGTATCGTCAAGATCACTCACGACGACACCGCAATCATTGGAGCGTAATCATGGCCTATGCAACTACTAACCCTCCTGCCCTGGTCAGCCAACGTGTTGGTGCTTCCAGTGGCGCAGTCTGGATCTACAGTGACGCTGATCCTATCGGCACTATCGTAGGTGCGGATTACATCTCAAACGCTGATGCTCTGGGTATGGAAGCTGGCGATGTAGTAATCATCGTCAACACCACCAACGCATCATGCAAGTATGCAACCGTAAGTTCTGTGACTGCAGGCGGCGCTGGTACTCTGGTCGTCAATGAAGTGCAGGAACTGACTGCTTCCGGTGCTGTAACTCCTGGCGTAACTCAGCTTGAGCTGAATCACGCAACTGTGGTCATCGCGGCCACAGTTGCTGATGCGAGCGACCACGCTGGTCTGTTTATCATCAAGGATACTTCAGCATCTGGTACTGCGGCTCATACTGTAACCTTAACTTCAGGAACATTCGACGGCACCAACAATGTGGCCACTCTGAATGCTCCTGCTGAAATGCTGATCGTTTTCTTTGATGACGACGGCAACGGCAGCATCGTCCAGAATACCGGATCTGTTGCACTGAGCTAATAAACCAGCTTCAACACTGGTTGCCCCCAGCGGTCCTCCTCTTCCGCTGGGGGTTTACTTTTGACCGGGTTGATCTCCGGTCCTTTTTACGTGGAGAAACCAGATGTCACAAAAAGATAAAATCATCGGCCATCGAGGCCAACTTCCTTTACAGAATCACTCATACCGCGTGTTCAGCGCTCAAACTGAATCAGGTCTGACTGAGAAAGAATTGACTAACAAGGATTACTGGGTTAACCATGCTCGATCCTTGCAACCAGGTGATGAGATCCGATGCCTTGCGGCTGACAGCTCATACGTCGCCTACCTGATCGTGTTGTTCGTCCAAGGTAACGAGGCACGTATCAAATGCACCAACTTTACGAAACTTGAAAAGGTGGAGGAAGACGCCATGGTGAACCCTGATTATGAACTTAAGAATGGCGGCGCTTCCGGTTGGTATATTAAAGTATTGTCT